ATCATCTAAAAATCTCTGATGCGCTTCCTGTTCTTGAATTTCTTTTCTTCTTATAACCCTATCTAATTTATTCATCATAGATTTAAGTAAATCTTTTGATGTTTGTGGACTGTTTTTTAAAGCTGTAATTGCATCTCCAATACCAGCTCTAGTTCTATTCGCACCATCTTTTAGAATTGCCTGTGTAAGTGCTAGAGCAGCTGCGACTGGATTTAAACTTGATTGAATGTTATAAGCTTCCTGTAAAGCTACATATCCCGCAGCTATTTTTAAATATGTATCATATCTACCCTGCCAAAGATCTCTCTGCTTTTCTATATCATTAATTGTTTTAATTAACTTACCTACATCTTTACTAACCTTATTTATTTTTTCTCTATCTTCTGCTGGTATTTTTTCATTAGCAGGTAATTTGTTTATATTAGTTATTAATCCGTCTATTGTTCCCTTAGCAGCTTTTGTTGGATTCTTAATCTTGTTGGTTACTTCTTTTACGACATTTAACGGGTTAGCCATGCTATTCTCCTGAAGTTGTTGGCGTTATAGATGATTTTTCCCATTGAACATTACCATCTAATTTGCTTTTAGGTGCCATAAACACATTTGAATTTTTGAAGTAGTCTTTTACACCATCACTAAACCTGTTAAGCGTATTTCTTGCTGAAGTAGCTACCCTTTCTAAGTTATCGTATAACATATCCATTTCTGGATTTGATTTTTTTCCTGGAGGCGGATCTAATGGTAATCTTAAAACTATACTTTGACATTCCATAATTACATCTCCTATAATATCACCTAAATCAGTAGTTAGATCTGTTATAAGTTTATCTAATTCATTTTCTCCAACCACAGCATTATTAGCACCAATGTTACCCAACTCTACTTTGCCCTCACCAACCTCTAAGGTTACGATATTAGAAGATACTGCAATTTGCGTAGGAGCAAACATATTTATCTTCTTTTTCTTTGCATTGAAAATAAGTGAGTCAGCATTTAAAACTATATTAGAATGCATAGCCTGATTAAAAGTAGTTTTTGGACCTTTAGCCAAACTTTTAAATCCAGTTTTTAAAGGAACATGCTCATTAGTGGTTATGTATATATTGGCTTGATCATTATTAACATTTGTAAAATGTGGAAAAGTAGGATCTACTCTTTTACTATTATTTAATTTTTCACTTTTACCTTTTTGACCAACTGTAATTTTTATATTTGGCTGAGTATGATTTTCATCACTACTAAAATGTACTGATTGTCCATATCTTCCTTGAAATATAGTGTCTCCAACTTTAGGAAAAACTTTTCTATTATACTTTATTGCGTCAAAGTGAAAATTTTCATCATTGTAAATATCTGAATTACTACTAACCAATCCTCTAGTATTTAATGGATTGAAGTAGTACAACTGATTGTTATATTCAGCTACATTTACGATTTCGCCTACTAACGGTATTTGAACTATATGTGGTGAGAGAGGTTTTACTGGATTGTTAATTCCCTGCCCTACTCCTTTTTGTGAATAAAGTAATCTTACAAATACAGCTCCTAAAACACTAAAGTCAGGAGATCCATTTTCAAAATTAGGATAATCAGGATCATATGGATTTGAAAGTACTTTAGTAACTCTTGCAGGCTCAATTTCATAAAATTCTTGCCTAGTTCCCAATTCCCTTACTAACTCTGCACCTTGATTTAAATTTATAAATCCTGTAGAATCTACATTTAAAGTAGGTGCTTTTGTTTTTTTACGATAACCTGGCTTCATATTAAGTCTCTAATTTTGTGGAAATATTATCCGAATGTTTTTGTACATCGTTAGCTACATCTTCAACAGCGTTCATCAACTGTTCTTTCTCAGCATCACTTAAACCAAACTCTTCAGTTGAACCACTTTTACCCTCATTAGCAATCATCCGTTGAACTATAGCAGCTACTTTTACTAACTGATCGTCATTCTTTACATTGATTTCTAAATATTCTTTCAACATAGGAATAATCTGTACAGCAGTATCACCATCTTTTATAAAACCCACAACTTCTTGCATTAAGACTTCGAGCTGCTTTTTATTTTTTTCTGTGTTATCGTATATATCTTTGAATAAGCCAGATAACGACTTACCTTCAAATATTTCGTAATCGTTAGCCATTATTATACCTCTTATTATATTAGGGAATTGTATATAAATAAATATAATGTATAAGTAGTTTTAACGAATATATATAATAATAAAAAAGGGGAGTGAAAACTCCCCTTTTACTTAATCTCTAATTAAAGAGCCTGTATAAGATAAATCAACAGCACCATCTCTTTCAAATTCGGTAATCAACCTTTTATTATATTTCTTCATTACATTTACTATTCTTGTGATGTGTTGTGTGTTAGCACCTGTCATTTCTCGGATGAGAATGTAAAGTGCTTTTTTGTTGAAGTTTTCGATACTTTCTTTCATCCTAAACATATGTAGAACAGAGTCAGCTATCTTAATATCCTTTTCTCTTCTAAATACATATGGAAGATTATGTTCCCAAAACCTAATTAATTCCTGCACAAAAAGGTTATTTACTTCGCTTCTATCTTCACCGCTAACCTCACCTACTATATTTCTTTTGTAATCCAATACATCAATCTTATCGTGTATCTTACCCATCTTATAGTTTTTGTTATTATTTAGAATTAAATAGTTTTTAGCCACAATACTAAAGTAAGAAAATGCTTTTCCCTTACCTTCTTTGAATTTGTGCATATTCATAACTAAGAAAGAAACCACTTCATGCTTTACCTCTTCAGAAGAAGTATCAAAGTAATAAAACTTAAAAGTATGAATTATGTTCTCACATAGTTTGTCGAAAGCAGCTCTGATATGTTCATTGTAAATCTTATTCTTTAAATGAACATCATCTGTATTATTATAACGGATTATCGCATCTTCCGTTCCTTGATTAAAGTAATAGTTCTTACCTTTCTTTTTTCTTTTGCGAGTTTTCTTTACTGCTGAACCTGATGTTTGTGCTGATGGCATTATGATTGTTCTCCTTTGAACCTATCTAGTTGTTTGATTGTATTTTTAATTTCTTTGAATATGAAACCCACTTCATCATCTGATTCAAATGAACCTCTGTAATCTGCTTGTTTCAAACCCCTATTCACTCTATCTATTGTCTGTATAAATTGTTCCACCCAATCCTCTAACATTTCTATCTTTACTGTTAAATTCCACATTACATAACATGAAGTTACGAATAAAAGTGATACAATTACAAGACTTATTTCTAAAAACATTTACTTATCTCCAAATAACTCATCAAATAAATCTTGAGATTTTGCACTTAATTTAGGCGATGGTTGTTTAGTTTCAGTTTTTGGTTTAACTGCAGCTTTAAAATTATTACTGACTTCTTCATCTTCTCGTTGCCATTCATCAAACTCAATATGTGTTGCCATAGAATCGGCTTGGTGAAGTATATATGCTATATTACTTTTCAAACTCCAATCAGGATTGTAAGACATATAGTAAGATTTATTCGCTTCCTCATACAAACCATCAGTTAAACGTAATCCGATATATTCCCATTCCGACATTTGGATACCAAAATGATTAAGAAGATAAATCGCTCTATCGGTAACTGTCATATACTGAAGTTTAGGATTGTGTTTAAATATCTCACCTTTATTCTTACGATGCCATTCGGAGTCTTGTGGTATGTAGTAATCTTCTGTTAAATCTCCTACCTTACCTAAGTCGTGATGTAAAGCAGCGAATATCAATTCCTCATCGGTGAAGTTAATCATAGCACCATTGGATTCCCATAGCTTTTTGATTTGTAAAGCACAATCGGTAACATGCAATACATGCTCTACATACCCACCTACCATAGCATTGTGATAAGCCGCTTTACCACTAGCAGGTGCTACTGACATTCTATCCTCAAAGTATTTATACATTTCCAATAGTTTCTCTTTTCGGTCTCCATCAAATGTATCTTCTATCAGCTGTATAAGTTTACCCCAATTTTCTACTATTTGCTTTTCTGTAAGTTGTTTCATTTATTTTACTCCATATCCATAATTTGTTAATTTAATTGTTGGCTCTGTTCTTAGTCTGTTTCTGTAACGACTAAATGATATTCTAACACCCCAACCAAGATAGTCTAATATTTCTTTTTT